TTTCACTTGCTAAAGCGGCGTGTGCTAAAGCTGTAGCGCCACCAGCACTTGCTCCAGTAGCTCTTAACGTATCTAGCGTGTTTGCTAAACCAACCTCAGCTTGCTCTGCTTGAAACTCTGCCGCTTGAGTCGCAACCCCTAAATTAGCATAAGGATTACTCATTTGATCACTTAGATCAGTTACGTTTTCGTATGGATTTATTATAGGTTGTCTAGAGTTTTCAAGTGATTCTAGTTCTGCTGCTAAACGAGCTTTTTCATTTCTTGCTCTATTTCTTTCGCCTTTAGCTGCTTTTTCTGCTTGATTAGCGCCTACCATTCCAAGTATTCCTTGGCCAAAACCTATTATTGGTGCTGCTGCTCCCATATTTTTATTTTTTTGTTTTCCATATTACATAATGTTTTTTATCTTCAACATTATAATTTAAATCTTTTAATTTACTTAAAACACTGTCGTATGGAGTTGTACACCAAACGCTTAATGCTTTTTTTTTAAAACAATTAACAACTGCTTTATCTATTAAAGCTGTTAAAACCTCTTGTCTATTATTTTCTTTATAGCTTGGATCCGCACATAAAAAATCGCAATACCATATAGGTGAGTTTGTTTCAAATATAAAAACAGACGCAACAAGTTTATTATCTACAAAAGCACTTAACCCGCTATTGCCATTACCTGGTAACATCATTTTGTTTATACCAACCTTGTTATAAAACTTCCACCATTTGTTTATTGTTTCAAAACAAGAATCTATGTCTATGTCTTTAATTTCTATCATTTAATAAGATGACTCTTTATAATCTGTTGATACCGCAAATAATTCATTTGTTCCTGATGTCGCGGTATTTGTAGCGGTAAACAAAGCTTTTGCTGTATAACCTTTTATGCCTGATACTGAAGAGCCAAAAACAACCTCACCTTGAGCAAACAATGTTGTGTTTATTAAATCAGCAAAATACTTATCTTCTTTTTTCTTAAATTCATTTTTAAATAATTGATTCTCTAAATCAGCTAAAGTTGTTGGCATTACAAAAGGATTAACAAAATTAGCAGAATCTCCTGAATTTGTAGATATAGATGTCAATGCCCAATTTGCTCCACCTTCATAGTTGATTGTTTTAAAACTTTTAATCAAAGAAGGTTGTTTGTTAAATATAGTTGTTACAGTTGAATTATATGTTATTCCATAAAAAGTAGCTTTATTAACACTTGTTGAATTGTGTAAAAATATTCCACCACTATTAGTAGAATAAAAATTATTTTGAACACTGTTTAAGTTTTTAGGACTATAACTATATCTACTAGTCCATCCTTGAACTTGCTCATCAAAACTAAGTGTTTCTACAGCTATGTTTTCAGATTTAGATTTTAAAGAAAGAGTATAACATTTATTGTGTATGTCCCATCCTCCAACAGCTTCACCTCCTTGTAAGGTGCTAAATCTGTCTCTAAAGTAATCATACATACCATAAGCAGATATTTCTGTTATACCGTCTTGAGACAGTCTTAAAACAGCGCCCTGGTTAGCGTCTGTGAAGTATTTTCTATAACCATATACGGCAAATGATTCTGGATTTGTACTAATACCAAATTCACCAGCATAGGGGACTATTGCTCCTATAACTACATTAGAAGTTGTTTGCATAGGTTGACCTTCTTGAGTAAATATAGCGTCTTTGTCTATTAAAGCTCTATTAACTTTATTTTCTTGAAATATAATTAAGTTAGTATCTTCTGCATAGAGTTTTTGAATACTACCTCTAGAAGGGTCAACAGATCTAGTTATATCTTCTCCTGATGGAAATTGATTTGTTTGATTTATACCTGTTCTAGAATTTAATACACCTGAATATATTATAGAATTACCTAGAGTTTCTTGTTTATTGTCTTCTGACCTTAAGAAAGCTCTTGGTGATAAACCTGTTTGAGGATCGTTATAACCACCTTTTATTCTAGACTCTTCAACGTACCAATTATAGGCAGCTGAAAGATCTCCTTGTATTAATTTTTTTAAAACAAAGGTATTGTAGTATTTAACTGGGGTTATTACTGCCATATTATATTATAGTTACTTATTTTTTATATTAATTACTAACAACTATGGTCCATCAAATTGACTAGGACTGGTTCCCATACCTACTGTTGGGTAACCATCCGGCTGTCCAGTTTGATTTGTATAAAAAGGAGGGCTTATATTGCCTACATAAGAACATCCAAACAACTGATTACTGTTATCCACGTAAGACGGATCATTAGTTGGTAAAAAAGATGCTTGTGGTAAATAAGACCAGTAAATATTAAAAATACCCTGAGAACTTGGGTTAGCATTTTGAATACTACAACGAGTGCTTAAATTAACAATAGCGCCACCGCTAAAATCATAAACTTGAGTTACTGGAGGAGTTTCACTTTTTTGACCAGGTTGTAAACCAGAAGCTTTTAAGTTAGTAAAATCATTGTTTGTGGGGCTTAATCCACCAGAAGCCGCATCAAAAGGTTGTAAACTTGCAAATTGAACTCTTTTTATAAAAGCAGAAGAACTACCTGAAGCTTGGTTGGTGTTAGGAATATTTTGATTAGTAGTAAAACTATTAGCTGTGTTTGATTGTATGTTAAACACGGCTCCATTATCATCTGTGAATGAAGTTGCATTGCCATCACCATAACTAGCGCCGCTACCAAATTGAGTAGTCATTAAAGCGTTAACCTGAGAACCTGGCACACCAGCACTAGATATACTGCAGTCCATGTATAAATAAACTCTTTGATTAGTCCAGTTTTGAAATTGAAACTTATAATCTCTATTATTATTAGTACCACTAGCTTGCATTGACTGCCCGTTTAAACTTGATGTGGGATTTGAACTGTATGCTAGTATTGTAACCTGAGTACTATAATTAGGTGCTCCAACACTATATGAAATTTTAGCGCTATTAGCATTGTCTACTTGTAAACTCTGTGCTTGAAGCGTGTCTCTAAGATTCATATATATAGTATAAGTAAAGCCAGCCTCGTTTAAAGGACCAGGATTAGCATTACTTGAGTTTAATCGTCCAGTTATAGCAAAATTAGACCATTCATCTGTCGCCGGTCCTCCTGCAGTACCATTTTGAAATGTAGGATAATTATTAGAACCCTGAGCAACCTGAACCCAATCAGTTATTAAGTTTGTAGTACCTGAGTTAGGTTCAATTGTTGCTCTTGCTATTTCTGTGTTTCCTGTTATAGCAGATAGTTTTTCTATTCTATCTATTGACCAACCAGAAGTAAACCCAACAGGCGCAAACGTTGTGTTCCAAGGTTCAAGATCACCAGCAGCGTTGCTTCTAGCAGAACCATTTTGACCTTTGTTAGATTCCTTTGGATTTCCACTGGTCATTACGACTATAGTTGGGCTGCTTGTTGTTACAAGACCAGTTATATCAATGACAGGAACTTCAACAATTGGAGCAACATTTTCTAGTTGTAATGTTAAAGACTGACTTACTTGAACTCCATTACTTTGTATAAACGTTAAAGTAAATAAAAACTTACCTCTAAAATCAACAAATGTAGCTGGTTCTGCAGAAGATCCAGCATAAAACCTATCGTTTGTTTTTATTATATAACTACCGGATTGAGAACCTGAGTTTACAACAAATCTAGAAGCTTGAGGTGTACTTGTGTCTAAACTTCCATCTAAAGAATAACTAAAACACGTAAAGTTAGGATTTAAAGTAGTGTTTGTTAAATTAACACCACCAGCAACTGGAAAAAAGTCAGTTGTTAGTTGAGTATTTAAAGCCATGCTTTCTAAAAAGCTATAACTAAAAGCGCTAATACCTGTTATATTAGTATTTTCGTTTTCTATACTTAAATTTAAATCTGATATTAAGTCAGCGGTAGAAGATTCGTAAAATAATTCTAAAGGTGAAACATATGGTGTTGTTTCATAAACAGCAAGACCCATATTTTGTGGATATGGATAATTACCAGTGTTTGTGTTAGGTGCTGAATAAGAACTTTCTCCTAAACCTACAGATTTTTGAGTAGAAACTTTAGCTAAATACGGTTTAGTTTGATAACTATAAATTGAAAATGGATTTACTTTTCCAGGAATAGATGCTGGTGGAACCGTAAGATCTTCTAAACCTGGAAACAAGTCTCTAACAGTACCTATTAAATCTACTTTATCAGAAGAAGACTCAGGGTCTATTTGTTGATTAAACGTAGAGTAAGTTATAGTTGTTGATGACTTTTCTATAATATTAGTTATTCTAGGCCACATTGAAACGTCGCTAGTAAATTGCTCTTGACTAGGCCCTACGCTTTGTAAATTTCTAGGTATTTTATTTATATTATCATTTATTAATGCTACAAAAGCTATTTCGTTTTGTTCTTTGGTTTCACCATCTATAGGATATCCATTTACAATACCTGGAAGATAAACATTATAATAATCTTGTTGTTGTTGTTTTACTACAGATTTATATATATAAAAACCATTTACGTTTATACTGTATGTTGCGTAGGTGTTTTTTTGACCAAGTTTACTAGGTTCAGGTCTTGTTGCAGGTGTGTCATCAAATAAATAATTAGAAGCAACTTCTTCTTTTGTGAAAAAAGTAACAGCTCTAACACCACCACTATCACTAACGGTATCTATGCTAACTATTTCAGTATAATCTATATATAGACCTTTTAGTTTTCTTCCTATGTCATAATACTTTTTATAACTGGTTGGCCAGCCTGGAAACAAAGGTCTAACAGTGCTAGATCCAGCTCCAGTATAATATTTGTAATATTTATTAGAAGTATATAAAACTTCAAACTTAACAACTTCACCAACTAATAATCCTGTGTTAAAAACAAGCTTTACATTTGTTCCGTCTTGATTTACAGAATACGTAGAAGGCTCTTGTAGCAACCATCCATTACCTTTGTCTATTAAAATATTAAAAGTATTAGCCGCATTTGTAGCGTCTGCGTATGGTATTATAGTTGTAAAAGTAGTTTGTGCAGCAGTGGCTATTAGGCACTGTGTTCCTATACTGTTAAAAAACGGGTATAAAGCACTTGGCGGAGTTGCAAATTCAGTGTCAACTTCATAGTAATCTCCTTGAGCATATGCCCCAGGATAACCAGATATAGCACCAGCGTTAGCCTCTTCAGGTATTTGTTGTAAATAATACAAAGCTAAATTGTCACCGGTCCATGCTTGTAAAGAATTACTAAAACTTACTGGATTGTAATCACTGTAGTAATTAGAACCTGGTTGTGGATCTCCATTAGAATCTAATAATCCATCATAGTTTGATAAAACAACATCTGTTTGTCTTCCATATTTATCTGATAAAACTATACCTACTTGATAATTTCTATTTTGTTTTACAGAATGCTGAGGATATTCTATAAACTCTTGAGCACTTTTATCAGTAACACCAACATAGTAATCTAAACCAACAGGTGCACTATATCCTTCTAAGTAGTTTGAATACATTATTCTGTTTCCACTGCTTTCTTGAGCAAGAGCTTTTACTGGTACTTTATCAAAAACTCTAACAGATTGAACTGCAGGAAGAGTTCTTATTGGAATTGTAGATTGATAAGAGTATTGATATATGTTAGTATAATTCAACGCAGATATAAAATTAGAATCTACTTTTATTGTTTCAATTATTTGATAAGCTTGCATATCTGATTGTTTAAAAACAATATCAATAGCTGAAATCTTATAATTAGTTATAATATCTATACAAGGTAATTCTATATTTAATACAGCATTGTTTATTGAGTTTTGCATAAACTCAACAATACTAGTTATAAAAGCTTGGTTTTCGTCTTGATTAACAAACTCTCCTTCTTGATAAGGTATAAAAACGTCTTGACTAAACGGAGCGACTGTAGAATATTCGTTATCTTCAAATTTAAATCTATAAGAAAACTTAACAAACCTGTCTGATAAAAAATCAGGATCACCGTTCCAGCCGTTATAATTGTCATCTCTTAAAACTCTTACAGCACAACCATCTACCGTAGGTATAACGCTTGTAGTGTCTATAGTGTTGGTAACATCAAAACTTACAGAAGCATTATTGTTTGCTGCATCTACAGCATCCGAAGTCCAAAATTTAGTTTGAGTCGTTAAATTGTAAAAACCTCTAGCGTTTGGAGAAGCTACATTTTCTCTGTAACCTGAAGGAAGAATACTGGTTCCTAGTATGTTATCACCAGCAACATACGATGGATCATCTTCATCCCATAAAAATTGACTTTTATAACTAGCTGCAGGAGCAGTAGAATTAACTGCAATAATGCCATTCCAATCAGCAATCGTAGGTATTCTGTGACCTATAGGCGCTAAACCTCTAGGGTCAACAACAGCCCACTTATTATAAAGTAACCCATAAGTAACACCGTTTCCATTATAGTTTTCATAATAACACCATCGACCTTGTTGGTTTGTATCAGCTAAAACCCAATCAGACAATAAAGTTGCCTGAGGTATTTCGTCACCATTTCTGTATTTTTTAACAGCTAAGTTTTCTTGAGATAACTTATATATACCTATTTCTACAATAGACGGATCTTGAGCGTCTGACATTGTAGAAGGTTTTAATGGAACGTTAGGTCCTAAGTCTTGAAAATAAGAAGCACCAGATCTTAAGTTTATGAAAGAAGGTGGAGAGTATGGTGCAAATTTAGCCACAGATATTTGGTCTTCATTCGTATAGTGACCCAAAGATTGGTCTATATTTATTTTTCTAGGTTGATTTCTATTGTCAGTAAAAAAAAGTTGATTTTCTATCAAACTTATACCATACATACGACTTTGTGTGCTAAAGTTTAAAAAACTTCCACTAACCAAAACATTGTCACCTTGAGTTAAAGTGTTTAAATACCCTATAGTACAAACAGCGTTTAATGGGGCTTTTCCTGAACGTGTATGGTTTGTTCTAAAATAATAAAGTCTATTATTACCTTCGTCAGAATAAGTTCCTATTATAGTAAAACCACTTTCAGTAGATCTAGCAGTAATTACATTACCAAGTATAGACTCAACAGCACCAACATCACTACCTTCTGATCTAGAAACAGCTATATTTAAAGCATCTCTATACTCGTTATTTGGAATTAATCTTTCATCTAAGTCTTTATTCATTTTAGACTTAATGAAACTGTTTTTAGCTTCTGCCATGTATTAGTGTTTTATCCATTTAGATTTACCTCTCATAACTTGACATATTTCGTCTAATTTAATGTTAGATAATCTTATCTTGGCGTTTCTTAATTTAGCACTTCTATCTTTTTTTAATCTTTGAACAACATACTCTGGTTGATTTATTCTAGTAGACATTAAAGAATAAAGTATAGAAGCATACATAGCGTCTTCTGCCATTTTAGGTAGTCTACTATCTAAGTCATAAGCTAATCCATCTGATATGTATTCAAAAACAATTAGTCTTCCAACTAAATTGCTAGAAAAAGATAACTTGTTTTCTCTTTCATTTATATTAAACCAACCATTACCTTGCGCCGTTTGAGGATCAAGACCATATAACTGACCAAATCCAAACCCAAAAAGTCCTTCCCAACCATATCCATATTCCGCTGCATTAGCCGCATCTGGTATTAAATTGCCGTTTAATTCTGTTGATAAACTAGAGCTATTGCTGTGCCATCTTTCTTGAGTTATTGGCGTTCCTTCTACATCATTGCCAAAGTTATCTTGCGTAGGTATACCTGTAGAGTCTTGAACTTGAGTGTAGTAAGGACTTATAGTTAGGTTGTTTGTAGGATATATTATATGTTTAACACCTAAAGAATCAATCCAAGAACATCTAACATAGTTTACATAGTCTTGTGGTATAACTAAAGTTAAAGATGGAGGTATTGTTAGTTCTGCTGATTTAATACTTTTTAAAGTATCGTAGCTAAATTCTTGCATAGCTCTTTTTGCAAAAAATATTATATCACTTCTTTTTACATTAGGTAGTAATTTATCTTGTCCTACATAACCTACGGCAAAATTATTAATAACATCATTTAGTTTTATGTATTGATAACTACCATAATTATCCTCTACGGCTTGGCCATAAGCTTTTTCTGCTTCTGTATTTCCATATTTACCACCTGTAAGCATAGTAAGTTGAACAACTATAAACACGTTGGCTCCTGGTGAAGCTGCTAGTTTTATTGTTCTACCGTTATTAATAACTTCTAAAGCAGTAATCCATTCGCTCCAAGAACCAGATATACCGCTAGTACTTGTATATACCTTAAAATTATTCAAAGCATAATCAACGTCATTAGGGTTCCAGCTAGTGGTGCTACCTAATATAAGATCCGTGTTAAAGTCTGTTAGAAGTAATTGATTCTGAGTATTACCAGCATCACCTCTAAATCCTTGAGATCCAGCATAGTATTGCTCATTGTTCTCAGTTATTAATCCGTTATTTTGTGGTTGTATAGCCATTTTATATTAAGTTCTTTCGTTTTGTTGATCTCTCTGTATTTCAGCAGATGCCGCTTGTATAATCATAGGATCTTTTATAACAACTCCAGCGTATAAAAGTATCTGTAAAATAACATTAGCCTGCTCAGTTATTGCTAATTCAAAATTCACAGAAGTTGTAGGATCATAAACATAATAACCCGCTGTTGAATCAAAGTTCCACATAACGTCGGCTGGCTTTCTAACATAAGTAGCTTCAACATTAGAAACTATTGTTTGAGGATGTATTATTATTTTGTTTTCATTAAACAAATATACTGGAAAATATTCGCTAGGTTTAGTTATTGTAGAAAGATTAAGTAAAGCTAATTCATTTCTTTGAACAGGTTCTACTGCTTTATCATTCTTATATAAGACAGTTCCTAATTTATAAAAATCTTGAGGATATAAAACAATTCTTAGTGTATTACCAGTGTTTATAGCGCCCGCGGTTAATTGTAGAGCACCACCTGTTATTGTAAAAGTAGTATAAGGAACACCCGCTGATCCAGTTGGTGTTTCTAATGTAACTACCACGTTACTGTTTTCTACTTGTGCTTGTGTTATTGTTGTTAGTGGATAAGATATTGTAGTTGTTGTTGTAGCGAAAGTTTGTGTTCCGCTTGCTACACCTGAAGAAGATGGTGGTGTAAAAAAAGCTGGCTCTGTTAAAGTTGCAGCGGTAAAAGCACAAGAACCTATATCTTTAAAAGCATCTAGTTTTTCTTGTACACCTTTGTAACGATTAGCATATTCGCTGTCGTTTTGTGGCAATCTCATTTGTTGATTAATAGCTTCAAAGTAACCGTCAACAATCTCTAGCTGAACTTGCGTTGCCAGTTTGTTAAACTCATTAGGAGTTAAATAGCCTCTTTGCTCTTTGTTTATAATTAACAAGACTGTTTTATAGACCTGATCTACGTTTATTGCCATTTTTATTTTTTATTATAATATTGGGCCCGAGTAAACGAGCCCTATATTAGTATTACATGTTATTTAAACTTTTTCTCGATAGATTTAAATATTTCTACGCCTTCGTCTGTTTTGAAGAAAGCAGCCATTGCTGAGTAAGGGTTTTCATCAAAAGGAACTGTCATTAGTTTCTTTCCATTAGTTGCCCAAGTAAAAAATCTTTGATCTTGAGATAGGTTAATTATGTTAGCTTCTGTAGCTTTTATAGCAAAGTTTCTTAGCTGTACGTTTTCATCATTAACGAGCTCTATAAACAGTTGAGGGTTTGATCTTGCAAATATCAACAAATCTCTTTTAAGCTCCTTAGAACTCATGTCTGATACCTTAGATCCAATTTCAACTCTTAATATTGCTTCTGCTTGATCAATATCTATATCTTTAGCATAAGTCATTGCTGTTACTTGTAATTCAAGTAATCCAAGTTCATCTGTAGCTTCTTGAACAGCGTTAAATTCAACATAATTCTTTAATCTTGATGGGTGATATAATGATAATAGTTTTTGTAAATTTTGTTTAGCTTTTGGCACAAACAAAACCCCATCTTGAAATATAATATGTCCCAACGTTACTTCACCTTTTTGATCTTCTACAAAAGGAGAGTCTTGATTAGTTGCATATCTTAATTCTTTTTGTTTACCTGTTTGTTCGTCAAAATAAAGAAGCGCGTGCTTTCTCGTGTGTTTAGACGGAATAGTAAACGTTAATGGTTCTAAATTATTTGATAGAATATATCTTCTGTCTTTAATTTCCCAATTACTTTTTTGTTCTGTTTTCATAATATAATATAATTAAATAGTTTGTAAAAGTAATAATTACCCCCGTTAATACAACGAGGGTAAGAATTACATTAATGTTGACTTATTATAGTCCTTTAAATAACACGAAGTTATTAGCAGCTTGAACAACTAAACATCTTTCTGATAGGAAGTTTACTTCCATAGCATCAAGATCTGAAGTGAAAGCTCCACCCGCAGAACCAGTTAACCAAGACTTCATACGTCTGTCATCTCCTTGAGAAGCTCTGTAACGCACGTGTAAGAATGGTCGTCTGATGTTAGTTCCTAAGATTTGATCGTAAACTGTAGAAGTTCCAGCAGGAATTAATACACCTTCGATAGAAGAAGGTCCTACCATAGCACCTCTTGTAGAAGCATCATTTAAGTATTTCCAATCAGTCTTATAGAAATCGTAAGATCCTCTACGGAATCCGCTAAACCCTAAGTTTAAAGCCATTTCTTCAGAATTTTCAAATAATCCAAAAGCAGTACCACCAGCATATCCACCAGAGATAGAAGCTAACATATCGTCAAAATCCAAAGCTGTTTGTCTTTGTAAGAATAACATGTTTTCTTCAATTGCTCCTTGAGTATCTAAGTTTTTCAAAATAGCGTCAAAAGAATCAAGTCCTGCAGCAGCAGTAAATCCTGTTTGTACATTACCTCTTGCAGTAATAGCAGCAAAAAGACCTTGTGTACCGTTTGCAGCAGCAAGAGCACCTGAACCAGCAGCAGCAATTTCACCTTCTACTAATGACATTTCTAAGTAATCTTCAAAACGTAATCTAGTTTCAGATTCAGCTTTTAAATACCATAAGTATCCAGAAGTTCCGTCTTCAGTAGCAACTTCAACCCAACCAATTTGTGCCATATCAGATCCGTTTACAACGTATTTATTTCTGATAATAATAGGTGAGTTAGAAAATTGAGTAAATTGTGGATCAACACTGATATAACCAGTTGGTTGAGTAGCAGCATTAAAGTTTGGAGTACTAGATCCTTTTTGATATTCAGAACCATATACAAATACTTTAACATTACCAGCTAAACCAGCAAGAGCAATTGTAGCAGCTGTGTAAGGTAAAGCAGTAATTGCACCAACACCTGCACCACCTGGGGTAGAAGCACTAACATAACATTTTACTTCACCACCAAAGTCATCCATTACTACAACAGTAGCTCCAACAGATATAACATTTGTTACAGAAGCAGCAATAGCTCCTCCAAAGTTAATAACATTACTAGCTCCATAAGCAGGCGTAAGCCCGTCGTAAGCAATGTGTAATCTATTTTGTTCAGACCAAATTACTTGATCAGAAGTCATTGGCATTTCAGCGCCAACCATTCTTAAAAAGCCAGATAACGTTCTGTTTCCATAACGCTCTACTTCTTGTTCGTATACTTCAGGTAGATATTGCTGTGCAAAATCCACGAAGTTAGCACCTGCAGCATTATTCCATTGTAGGTAATTGCTGTTCAATACTTCTTGTGCTTGAGATGGGATTAAACTCCCAAATTGAGGTTGTAAACTCATAATTGTTTAAATTTTTTTAGTTAAATTTTTTTGTTTTTATTCTTAATTTAGAAGAATCCGCACCACTTATAGACTTAACTTTAATTCCATTAACAAAAACACTACCAGCATTACCCTCTTTTCGGGCTTCAGTTGTAATGTTTTTAGACTTAGCAACTACATCTTTAACTGCATCTGCTTTTCCTTGTTCATAAAAGTGTTGTGCTATAGTATCTGCGTTTCGCGCAGCATACATGGCTTTATGATAACCTTTTGGATCTTTTAAACTGCCATCATCTGCTAAGAACTTCGTAACAAAATTGGTTATGTCTAATTGATTTTCAACTACATCGCTTGGATTTTTAACACCATATCTAAATTTCTTTTCTCCTAAATCAAAATCGAAACCTTCGAAATCTTTATTAAAAGTGTCTTTAGTTATGCGTTCAAATTCTGCACGCTGCTTGGTTCTCAATATTTCATCTTCATTATATCTATTAAAAAAGTCAACAGCTTTTTTTTGATCAGGATTAACGGTTGATTTCAACTTGATTTCATCGTAATACTTATCCTTAAGACCATCTAAATAGCTTTTAGCTTTTCCAATTTCTTCTTTATACGCTAGTTTCTTTTTTCTAACTTCGCGTTCTTCGTCTACCTCTTCATCATATTTAAAATTATCTTCTAATAAAAAGTTAACTTCATCATAATCTAAGTGTGGACGTGTGTTTTTATAATATTCTCTAAGCAAAGTACTATTATCAACATTTGAGTAGTCAGCATTTAATCTAACATAATCTTCAATTGTAGAACCCGGTACTTCATCCATAAAAGAAACCAGCTTTTCAATGTTTTCAGGTAAAGGTTTACCCAATACCTTTTGATCTCTTACAGCTTCTTTTACTTCTTTTTGTATTTCTTTAGTATCTATTTCTGAGTCTGATATTTCTTTAATAACATTCTCAACGGGTTTTTCGTCTCCTTGTCCCACTGCTTGCAATTCCACCTTGGATCCTTCTTTGAGTAACACGCTTTCCTCTGAGCTTTGCTTTTGAACGGCATCTAAATCTATTTTTATTGGTTCTTCTTTTTTATTAACTGCAGCAAAATCCATTTTAACGGTTTCTTCTGGTACAATTAATTTTTTAGGTATTTTCTTTTTTACTTTAAAATCACCTTCCTGTTTAACAGGTTCTTTTACTTTTGTTTCTTTTGACATAATATAATATAATTAAAAATTGATAATTCTTTATCTAGGATTAAATTGCTCTAGTCCAAACCCTCCTAAGCCATCAAACCCAGCGGATTCAAAGTCTTGAGGTAAAGTGTTGTTTTGTCTTTGATTTATTAATTGAGATTCTTGTGTTCCTTGTTTTTGTATTCTACTATCTTTTCTATCTTCAATCTCTTGTTCTTTTTGAGTTTCGCCTTTAGCTTTCATTTGAGCTAATTGCATATTGTAACTAAACTCTTCCGCCATTAGTTCTTTTTTAACTTTAGCTTCTTGAAGCATTTTATTTATTTCAAACTGTATTTTCGCTTGTTCTATTTGTATAGTTGTTTCTGCTAAAGCTTGTTGTTTTTGCATTTCTGCCTCAATAGCTTGTTGAGCTGCTTGAGAGTTTGCTTGAGCTTGAGCCTGTATATTAGCTTGCTGATTAGCCTGATCTTTAGCTGCTTTAGCTTTTCTTTTTTGTTTTAATAAAGCGTTTGCTAGTTTTATATTTTTAACTTGACGAATATCAATAGCATCATCTAAATCAATACCACCAGAAGCAAGTGCTGTCTGTATGTTTTGTTCTAGTTGCGCTTTCATTTCATCGTCTGGTTCTAATTCTAAAAATATACCAAAGTCCATCAAAGTTTTTTCTTGCAACTCTTCTAGTGTTCCAGTATTATAAGATGATATTGAATCTATTAAAGCGGCTCTAGTTAAAGGATAGTCTAAGGCATCTGCTATTCTCAACGCTATATTTTCGCATGTTCTTAAGGTAAGGTATAAACCACCTTGCATAACATGTCTTAACGCTGTGTTAGAGTTTGCAGCTGCCATTTTTTGTAATCCTACTAATGCGTTTGCGTCTGGAGTACTAGCATCTGTTGCTTCGTTTAATCCAGTTACGTCTCTTATCATCTGTAAGTAGTACTGATATGTTTGTATTAATGAACCTATTTTTGCGTTACCTGAAGAAGTTTGAAGTTCTTGAATAGGAACTTTACCTCTATTAGGATCTCCTTCTTGAGTCATAGACCTACCTACAATACTACCAGTTTGGAAGTACATATTAAGAGCCTCTTGAGCGTTATAATTAGTTCCATTACCTAGGTCTACTTCAGCTAAACCATCAACGTCTACAAAAACACCGTCTGGAACCATTCTAGATAACACTTGTTGTAGCTTTAAATGAGTTAACTGAATCATGTCAGCAAAACCGGTTATTCTACTAACAGTTGACTCTATCATACCTTTATACATTCTAGGAGCACATATAGAGTAATTCATGTTAACCTTAGTGACGTTGGCATTAGGTCTTGTCATGTTTTCTGACAACTTCCACTCTAGCATCATTTCATGGCCTAATATTTTAGCGCCAGTATATAAAACCTCTATAGCTCTACCAACTCTTTCAAAGTTGTCACTTTCAGGTGGATTAAATGTGTCTGGCTTTTCTAAAGCTTTTTCTAAACCTTGATCAGTTTGTTTTATTTTAAAAACTTGATTAGTATAAGTTTTGTATTCAAAATACAATACTTGAACTTGGTTGTAAGAATCTTGTTGCGCGTAAAAATTTCTAGTATAATTTACATCACCAGGAAACTTTTCTATTTCTTTTAATTCTTCATCCGTTAAACCAGGAAATTGTTTCTTAAGTTCTACTAAACTTATAGACTTAACTTCACCAGCATAGTATATATCATCAAAGTTAGGATCTTCTGTATAAGAATAAACTAAATTAGATGGATCAACATAGTTTAAAGTAACACCGTTGGATAAGTTAAAATCTGTTTTAACAGCACTTATGCCTATAATGGTAAGATCAGCTATTAATCTTCTTTTTATTAATTCGTATTTGTTAGCTGCTAATACGTTTTCAATAGCTTCTTCTTCTGCTATTTCTATAGACTGCTTATATGATAACTGCATATGAAGGTCTAATTCATCTTGAGATTCTGGTATATTATTAGGGTCATTACTATTAAAGAAATTCATACCCGTAGCGTCGTTTGTTGCTTGGATTATTTCTTTAGCATACATATCTCTCATTATAGCGTCTGCATACTTTGTTCTTTGCTTTAAAGATTCTGGATCTTGAGCATAAGCTTTTATGTCAAATATTTTCTGAGACATACCGTTAACTATAATATCAACAAATTTTGGTATAATAGGAACTGGTTTCCAGTCTAAATTTAAATAAGACAAATCGCCATTAATAGACAATTCATCTTTATATTTTTGAACAGGCTGTTCACCTCTAGCATAAAGTCTTAGTCTATGAAAATTTAACCAACTGTTTTGGTATCTATTTCCCATACCACCTCTGTCTCCTGAGAACCATTCGCCTTCAATAGCACGAGCTACAGCGTAACCGTACTCATAACCTTGCTTCTCTTCGTCTGATACTACTTGACTTGGAAATGAACCTACGTAATTAGTATAAATCATTTATTATATTATTTTTGAACTAAATCCTTCGTTATTATATTTCTTAAAACCTAATGGTTTTGTTTCTAATTTTCTTTTAAAAATTGGATTATATTTGTTTTTGTTACAAGCCATTATAGCTAAACCAGAACTAATTGATGCATCATGCTTTGTTCTGTTATTTATATCAAATCTAGCCCAATCATTTAATGTTCTTTGAAAATAAACATCACCATATGATTCTCCTAAATTTCCAACATAAGTTTCTATGTAAGATTCAATTGCCGCAGCATGAGCTTGTTTAATGTCTTCACTAGAGTTAGGTATTCCGCCAATTTCTCTTTCTGTTACAGATAACTTTGCTATAGCTTTGTCTGGTCTGTTCATAGAAAAACCTCTATAACCTCTTCTTTTAAAATAATATAAAAGTCTTGGTTTGTTGTTTTCAGCTAATATTGGCATGCCATAAAAAATACAGGCCATTAAAACATCTTCAAAAAACATTTCTGCTGTTTGTGGTCTAGCTATGTACTCTAAAAAAAAGCTATTCATAGGAGCGTTTTCCATAGAAAACTTAGTTAAACCGTGTAGTGATCCGTTAGAACCACGAGAATCAACCGTACCTGATATATCATAGCTATCACAACCAAAAGCACCCATGTGTTCATTAGCAGGATATTTTAATCCGTTTTTTAATATTAATCTATTTTGTAATTGAATAGGTGGTATCCAAGAGATTTTAAATCTTCCATCTTTGTTTGGAACAAACATAACACCGTTTGGGCTATCTTTTATTCCATTGTGCCAATTAAAAGAACCTGTTGTTATTAACGATTCACTTTTGCAGTCTTCATTAAAATCAATTTGTTCATATATTCTAGTTAGATTAAATATAGATTGTTTAGCTTCATCTCTAAAAGCATGTTGCTCAGTTCTTGGAAACTGTCTATAAAATTCATTTAAACCATCTTGATCTTTCTTAAGACCATCTACTTCGTTTTGCCAATATTCTATTACACCTTTTCTTATTTGTTGACCATGAGGTCCAAAGGTATCTTTTTTTGGAGCGTCGAAGACAGGTATTCCATAAGAATTAATGTATCCTTCGTAGTTCCATTCCATAGGTATGAATAAAGAATATAATCCTGAACGAGTTTGTCCATTGGCATTTCTTTCGTTAACATCTGAGTCATAATATAATTTTTTGAAGTTATCACCACCTTTGTCTAAGGCGTTAGATGTACTTCCCATCATACACTTACCAATTATTTTACTACCTAATCTAAGGGTGGTTTTCGTAACACGCCAGTTGTTGAGGATGTTGTTGGGCTTTTCCCATTTCCCTGATTCATCGTGGACGAGGAGTTTGAGCTTTTCACCATCGTAGGAGTTGTCACCGGTGTTCTTCCAATCGATCGTGGTGTCCAAACCGGTAATTTCTTTAAGGGTTTCATTGGAATCAAGTTTTCTACGGGTAAATTTGGAGGCAGGGACTCTGTAGGCAAGTTCGGTCTTAGGCCTGTCCATCCCGTCCTGTATTGGTTTGAAAAAGAAGGGATAATTGACGGAAATTGGTACGACCTTATCTGTGAACATCTTCTTAGCATCGGGACCAGATTTGGACAATATTCCAAACCGTGAATCTGTTGATATTGTAGCAAGGTTGACCGATTCAGCTGAGGACATAAATGAAAATCCTGACCTACGGTTTTTAAGATAACACATTCCATAACACCTGGTATCTGCTTTACAAGCTTCCCAGAAAATGTAGAATAATCTATTTGATTCCCTAAAGTCTGGTTGCCCAACATCAATCTTGGACCACTGCAGGTACATATAATGAGTGCCAGTAATATAAGTAGGACTACCTTGGTTATAGAACCAAAAACCTTCTTCACGTTTAATAAATTCTTTGTCAATATAGTCATACCATTTTTCTTTAAATTCTGCTGGATACTCTTCCCAATCAAATACTGATTTTATTCTATTTAATTCTTTAGGATAAGCGGTGTGACTCCATTTGTTTTCTTCAAATTTAGTAACATCTTGTTGTTTAGGTAAAGCTATTTTTAGGTTTTGTATTTCATATATTTCACCTATTTTACCTGTTTTACTTATAACTATGACATCATGGTCTTCGTTATATCCATACTCCCATTTTTTATACCTATTATTTCTTTTTAAAACTTTAGGTTTAATGTGGTCTTTTAATACTTTATATAGAGTTTGCTCGTACATTATTTAGATCTACCTTCAGCAAAACCTTTAAAAGTTTTCTCTTCTTTAACTTCTTTAGGTTTTTCGTTTAACAAGTTCTCTTCGTCTTGTATTCTATTTAATATTTCAAAAGCATCAAATATAGCTAGTTTCTTAGTAGCTGCTGCATTTTTTAATCTATCAGCAGTTATATCCTCTCCAGAATCAACAATAGCCTCTTTAGCTACTTTTATTAATTCTTCAACTGCTACATGCCCAGCTAGGATTATATTCTTCTTCGTTTCCTTTATATTCATACTTAATTACAATATCATTAGATTTCATACAATAAATTCTTTCTTTGTCAATCAAGAACTCCCATTCACCACCAGGCGTGTAACCAACTAAGTCTCCTGGTGTTATTTTAAGAGCTTCTAAAGACTTGTTTCCATATTTTAATATACCAACAAGGCTTTGCTCTTTATCATTGACTAGACTGTTTGTGTTTTTTATAGGTTTTATAAAACATCTATTATTAATAGAGTTCCAGCCGTCTTTATTTTTATATAAATATATTTGATCTAAAGCACAAAAGTAAAGGTTTTCTTTAAAAAAAGATCTACTCTTTTTTTTCTTACCTCTAGAATCATAAAAAGTTCTAAACACATTTTGGTGTATAATTATAGTATCACCAATTCTTATGTTTGTTTCAAAAGCTAAAGGCGTAGCTATAACTATAGCTTGTCTATTTACAAACTTAAAGCTTTCAACTTTACTGTTTACAACTAAATCTTTATCTCCAACTTTAATTTTATTATTGTATTTGTCACCAATTGGTTCTACAATAAAATCATACAAACTATTCATTAGTATTCTAAATCATACTCAACAGATATAGCCATGTTAGAATTAAACTTCTTCCACGGCATTACCTCATTGTTTTTCTTTATATGTATATTATAAGATTTGTCAGACTCGTCTAAAAGTATATGAGAGATTTCATGTCCACCATAAACTTGTTGACCAACTGAATAATGCATTGCTTCATTTTTATAATCTGAACCAATGCTTATCTTTCTAATATTATTTTTCATCTTCTTTTTCGATCTCAGTATAAGAACCGTCTTTTAAATCAATATTTACTTGACCATACTCATTTTCTAGTTCTTTTTTAGTAGCTTCTATCTCTTTAGATAACTCAGCTATTTGACCGTGAACATTCTGTTTTTGAACGTCTAACACTCCTAGTGTTCTTAGTCCTTCAGTTAATTTAGCTTGTTGCTCTTGAACAGTTTTTAATTGCTCTTCAGTAATCATTGCTTTTACCATTTCTTTTACTTTACTCATAATTTAATTTTATTTAATTATTAACATTTACTTATTTATATATTCACTTGTTTTTAAACTATTTACCTACTATAAAGTCATCTACAGTTACGTCAGTACCTGATATAGCCGTAACGTAATCTACACACACTGGAATTATTGATCCAGACTGTAAACCAGCAAAAGTTATAGCTTGTCCAGGCACTGGTGGTCCACCTCCAGCCGCTGTTACACCTGGTAGTATAACGCTAATAGTTGCGTCTACTGGCATAACTCCACAGTATATTACTGAAGAATCTAAATTTGTACCTAGTGTTCCACTGTCGTTTTGAAATAACCAAGCCGGTCTAACGTCTATACCAGCTATCATAGCTGCTGTTAAAGGCATAGCTTGTCCTATTATGCCGTCATTTGTTGGAAATTGTCCCATTGTTTTTTATTTATTTGTTACTTATTGATTTATATTTCTCAAAACCACGCGAGCCAAAATAGGCTACATACACAGTTGTTAATAGTTGTTTTAATAATTCTATCCACTCTTGCTCTACAGTAAAAGATATTTCGTGATGACTATCAACCCATATAAAAGCTATAGCCATGAAAGATAAGAATATAAGCGCCATAGGACGCGTATTTTTACTTAACCAAGAATCAGATGTCATATCCGACTCCCAGCGTTTTGTTATTTGGTCCTCTGCTGTTGCAGCTGCTTTTTCTACTATAACTTGAATTTCTTTTTTAATCTCAAGTTTTTCTTCCTCTGTAGTTGTTAGTTTATCGATAACGTCACCAACGTCTTTGATAACGTTACCGCTTAACCATTCCCATATTTTTTTCATTAGCCTTTCATTGCTTTTAATATTGAATAATAAGTTTTACTTATAGAATAAGTATTATTAGCTAAAGATTTAGCTTCAGTATTTATTTTTTTATAAGCTTTGTTAGAGTTAATAGTTAATCTAAGTTGTTCTTTATGGTTTTTATTTATTAAAGAAATATTTTTAGTTGCTTGTTCTATTGTTTCAATGTATTCTTTTTGAGCTTTAATAATAGCAGAAGGATCGTATGGATCACTACTAATTATTTTATCTTCTTTTTTTTCAAAAGCAGAGTAAGTAAATACAATAGCTTCTGTTATCATACCTATTGTTAACAATAAATTACCACCTGACCAGTGTTGTATTTTGAAAAGCGCTCCAATAATTACTACCGCTGCTCCAATACCATAAAGCATGTTTGTTGTACTTAGATTTTTTAACATAATATTTAATTTAATTGTTATAGAGATTAAATATGTAATCTCTATGTAAATAATTACATATTAGTTAAGTTTATTACATTACTATTGTTCTTGTTCTTGTTCTTTGTTTTGCGAAAGCATAGCTCCAGCACCTATTATTGGAGCTACAGATAATGGTAACTTGTTTAATGAGCCTGATAATTTTGTAAGGTTTTCCATTGAATCATTCATGAAATCAAAAATTCTATGAGAACTAATATTTGTAGTTTTGCCAGGAGAAATAGTAGCTGTATTAACCACTGGGTTTGATTTAAAATGATTTTTTGCTTTTAATAAAATATCTGGTGTTATGTTATCATATTCATTTTTCAAAAAACCACCATCCATTAGGCTTTGCCTTAATTCACCTGCAAAAGCCAATGGTTCTTTTCCTCCAGAGCCACTTTTAAAATAATTATAATCAAGTAACTGATCTCCTATAAATTTTTTAGAATTTTCTTTATAAGTATTTATAGCGTTTTGCGCATCGTGGTAACCACCTATTCCCCATCCATCTTTTTCTCCTAAACCAACATACTTATCTCTAGCTTCTGTAAGTTCTCTGACTGTTTGTTCGTATTTTTTTATAGCTTGATTTGGTTCAATTTGTAAAAGCTCTTTATCAAGAGGTGTTACACGACCCGCTTGACCACCATGTTGAGTTTCATGTGCCCACGTTGCTTTATTTTTAGTTCCTTTACCTCCTAATACAAAAACCCCGTCGTTTACTTGTGAACCTTGTTGAGGCCCGTATATAGCTTCACCTATAGGGTTATTCATAGCTCTTGATGTTCTACCATCTATTTGACCACCAAAAGTTGCATTATTATTTAAATAATTTTCTGGAAGTTTGTCACTATATAATAAATCCGATCCTTTGCTATAATTTAATTTACCACCTTCTATTGCTTCTTTTGCTAATTCGTTTACATTAGGTTTACTTAATTCTTCTATTCTAAATTCAACGTTCTTTTTAGCTTGATCACTTAAATCTCCTTTAAATATTTTTTTATCACTTGAAAATAAACCACCTAATTTTTTTTCCGTAATATCTAAACTTGGATTTAAAGGATCTTGATTTCTTACCCAAGGATGATAATGTGCTCTATCATTTTTAATTAATTTTTCTGTAGATTTAAGTTGGTTTTCTAAATAACCAAGCTCTTGATTAAATAATCTTTTCTTACCTTCTGGTGAATTAATTCTTTCAATCATAGCTGTTCTTTGAGCTTTACTCATATCCGCTCCTTCAGCTAAACTTTCTAAAGTATTATACATATCTTCTTTAACCTTAGGCTTAAACCTTCCAGCAAATTTGTTATAAAGACTTGCATTTTCTCTGCCAAATTGTGTAACTGCATTATCAGTATTTTTACCAATACTGCTCGCAAGATTAGAAAAATTTTTAGGAACATTTTTTAGTTTAGTAAGTGTTTTTAATCCTTTTGTTGCTGCTCCAGCACCAACTAAGTTAGAAGGATCTGCTGCAACGTCCATAATCGTGTTTAATGATCCACCTAAATCCCAACCTGGTTTATCTTCAAAACCTATTGTTTCAGAAGGTAGTCTTTGTGTATCATTTGTTATTGCATTTGCAAAATTATAATCGTTACCTCTCAAAGCTTCTACACCTTCAACTAAAAGTGATTGAGGAACTTGAAGTGCAGATAAAGGTTGTTTTACTAACATATCTGTAACCATTTTTGTAGTATCCTCAGCTAAACCTTTTTTTGTATAACCTCGTCTTCTTACAGCATCACCTATTGGACTTTGATCGTTATGAAAAATTTCTTTTTCTTGCTTTGTTAAATCATCGTAATAAGGAAATTTATCATAATCTACACGACTATCTATTACAACCTCATCTAAACTAGGATTAAATATATCACCTTGATTGTACATTTGTCTGTATTGAGATGATTTAGGATCTATAGAGTTTTGTCCATCAAACTGTAACTGATCGTTATTTACTTGTTGTTGTATATTTACTGTTTTTTTACTATGACCTGGTCCAGTATTTTTTGTTCCATCATGCATTCTAAGTGGGCTATGATTAACACCACCTTGTAATCCTTTAAAAAAACCTTTTTTTAATGCCATATCTATGCGTTTTTAGATTCTTTGTAGGCTTCTTTTTCCCAAGGTAAATTCTTAGCGCCTTCTTTCATTGAAGATCTTGGGTATTCTTTGCCCTTCCAAAATACTGTATCATCGTCATAATCTAAGTCTCCACGTTTTATTTGGTTTACATGAACCATCTCGTGATCTACTACATCTTGAATTTTACTAGGGTCTTTAATGTCTTTATTAACTAGTATACCGCCTTTGTTTGTGGCCATTCCTAGTGTATTTTCATCCATATCAACATGTAATATAGGAGTATTTAATGTGCACTCACAATACGGTGCCCCTTTCATTTTAAATGCCATATATGGAAGATTAAATAAACCCCGCAACTATATAGCTACGGGGATATTTAGGTTGGTTAGTTATGCTATTATTGCAGTTGCAATTGAAAAAGCAGAAAAATACATTTGATCTGGAGTTGCAGACTCATCAAGTCCTAATTGAACAGTTGATTGCACACCTCCTGGGTTAGCAGTCATTGCTGCGTATACAGCTTTTTGTGGTGACTTAGCTCCATTAGTGATAATTGGAGCACCGCCAGCACCATTCTTAGTAGCTACTACAGTAAGAGTTACTACTCTTTGACTTAGACTTGTAGCTGGTACAACAGCATCGCCGCCTCCGGCTAGCGTGTAAGTTGCTTGGCTGCTTACAGCGCCTTCTAATACGATTGTTAATGCTCCAGCATTATACACTACGCTTTGAATTTGTTCTACGTTAATTAATTGAACACCTTGTGTTAATGGTGCTGCTGTGTTAACAATGTTGAATTTTAAAAATTTTGACATTTTGTTTTTGTTTTTGGCTATTAAGCCTGGTTTGGTTTACTATTGTTTTGAGTTTTGTACAGTCCTCTACTGTTTTATTTTTTCATGCCACACATTGAAGCAATACCTTTTTTCATCATAAGAGCTGGTTTACCTAAAGCTTCCATC